ACGAACGTTTCATTGCGGATGGAGAAATTAGCCTGTTCTCACCGCACGACGTACCAGGTTTATATGACGCTTTTGGTACTGATAGGTTCGATGATTTATATGTTGGTTTTGAACGAGATGAGTCTGTTCCAAGAAAAACTATTGGGGCACAGAAACTGATCCTTGATCTTCTGAAGGAGAGAGCAGAAACTGGTCGTCTGTATATTATGAACATCGACCACTGCAATTCACACTCGTCCTTCAAGGACAAGGTGAATATGTCTAACCTGTGTCAGGAAATCACCCTGCCTACAGACCCTATCAATCATATTGATGATGAGTTGGGTGAGATTGCACTGTGCATTCTTTCTGCGGTTAACGTAGGAAAGGTAAGATCTGATGAAGAACTTGAGGATCTTTGTGATCTTGCTGTTCGTGGTTTGGAAGAACTGATTGATTATCAGGAGTACCCTGTGGCAGCAGCAGAACGTGCTACAAAGGCACGTAGATCTCTTGGAGTTGGTTTTATTGGTTTGGCACACTATTTGGCAAAACTGGGATATAAGTATGACTCTCAAGAGGCATGGGATGCAGTCCATGGACTGTCTGAGTCCTTTCAATATTACCTACTGAAATCCTCAAATCAAATTGCAAAAGAGAAAGGTTGGTGTGAAAACTTTGGTCGTACCAAATATGCTGATGGAATTCTGCCAATCGATACATACAAAAAGGACGTTGATGAAATTTCTAGTCAGGAGTTAGTACATGATTGGGAAGGTCTTAGAGCATCTATCTCCGAACACGGACTTAGGCACTCAACACTGTCTGCTCAGATGCCATCAGAGAGCAGTTCCGTTGTGTCAAACGCAACAAATGGAATCGAGCCACCTAGAGACTATCTGTCCATTAAAAAGAGCAAAAAGGGACCACTCAAACAGATTGTCCCTCAATATGGATCTCTTAAAAATAATTATACTCTCCTTTGGGATATGGAGTCCAATCGTGGTTATATTAATGTTGTTGCTGTGATGCAGAAATTCTTTGACCAAGCAATTTCTGGTAACTGGAGTTACAATCCTGAGCAGTATCCTGATAATGAAGTTCCAGTGTCCACCATGGCACAAGACTTTTTGACTACATATAAGTACGGTTGGAAGACCTCCTACTATCAAAACACTCACGACATGAAGAATGATGAGGTAGTAGAAGAAAAACCAAATTTAGATAATCTGTTAAACGAATTAGAACAAGCCGAGGAGGGAGAGTGTGAATCCTGTGCAGTTTAAGATTTCTTCAGTAGAGGACAACAACATGACTAAAGTTAAGGGCATGACCGTCTTTAACACTGAACAAGTAAATACTAAAAAGCAACCGATGTTTTTTGGTCAACCTCTGGGGGTACAGAGGTATGACTCTTACAAATACCCAGTCTTCGATAAACTCACTACACAACAGTTGGGTTATTTCTGGAGACCAGAAGAAGTTTCACTGCAGAAGGACCGTGGGGACTATCAAACACTTCGTCCAGAACAAAAGCATATCTATACCTCTAACCTCAAGTACCAGATTATGCTTGACTCCATTCAAGGGCGTGGTCCTGGGATGGCTTTTATTCCTTACTGCAGCCTACCTGAACTAGAGGCATGTATGGAGGTCTGGGGATTCATGGAGATGATCCACAGTCGTTCCTACACATACATCATCAAGAACGTCTATAGTGACCCATCTGAAGTCTTTGACAAGATCGTCACTGATGAACGTATTCTGGAGCGTTCTAGAAGCGTTACAGAAGCATATGATGACTTCATTAGAAGTGCTCATCAGTATGATAATACTAATGATTGGAAACATGCTTTAGAAGAAGTTCCCTACGCATTAGAAGGAAAGTATGAACTCAAAAGAAAACTTTACCGAGCAGTCACCAACGTTAACATTCTTGAGGGTATTAGGTTTTACGTTAGTTTTGCTTGTTCTTTCGCCTTTGGTGAACTCAAGCTTATGGAAGGATCCGCTAAAATTATCTCTCTTATCGCAAGAGACGAAAACCAACACTTAGCAATCACTCAGAATATTCTGAATAAGTGGAATTCTGGTGATGATCCTGAGATGAAGCAAATTGCTAAAGAAGAAACCGAATGGACTTACAAAGCATTCGATCGTGCAGTCAATGAAGAAAAACGTTGGGCAGACTATCTGTTTAAGGATGGAAGCATGATTGGTCTTAATGACAAACTGCTTCAGCAATATGTTGAGTGGACTGCCAATCGTCGTCTTAAGGCAATCGGTCTCAAACCACAATATGATATTGCTGCTAAGAACAACCCACTGCCTTGGACGCAGCACTGGATCTCTTCTAAGGGACTCCAGGTAGCGCCACAGGAGACTGAAGTTGAGTCTTATGTTGTTGGTGGTATCAAGCAAGATGTCAGCAAAGACACTTTTAGTAATTTTAAATTATAAATATTTTTATATTTAAGAATAACTTTTTCTATAAAATGGAAGCACGCAAAATTCAGCAAATGTCTGAGGCATACGCTCAGGTGTATTCTGAACAGGAGACTCCCATGGGTCAGCATCCTGGTAAGAGTACAAATAAGGCAACCAGAGATAGGTATGAAACCCAAAGAAGAAGAAACGAAGCTCCTACAGGTGTAGGAGTTCCTGATAAGTCTGTTGGTTATGGTGGTTTGAAGGATGACGTAAACTTTGATGTTATCAAGGATTATCTTCTTGATGAGGGATTTGCTTCCGATGAGAAAGCAGCACTTGCTATCATGTCTAACATGAGTGAGAATTGGAGACAGAGTATTCTTTCGGAGTTAACACCTCTTGGAACCAGAGCTGCTGGTGCTGTTGATGACCAGAGAAGAGGATCTAACATGGCTAAAGATATGTTGGCCATTCAAAAAAATCTAAGAAAATTAAATCGACCAAAAGGACCAACGGTTATGCCTACTCTTCCTGGAGTTTGAGTCCACTTCTAAAACTAAAAACCCATTATAGATAGAGGAGGAAGTTTCCTCCTCTTTTTTATGCCTAGAAATCAAATTACTGCTGCAGAGATTAGAACAAGAGTAGAGAAAATTAAAAATGAGCTCTATTGGGAAGAGCATAAGTATGGAGAAGAAGCAAGGGGTTTAGCACATAAATACGTCAATATGGTGCTAGACGCTATTGATGAGTATCGATTATGAAAACCCCTGGTATTTTGAGGGAACACCTTTTTTATCTGAGAATATTGACGATAACTTCGGTTTTGTCTATCTCATTACAAATCTCACAAACGGTCGCAAGTACATCGGTAGGAAATACTTCTGGTCATTTAGAAAACCTCCCGGTAAAAAACGTCGAGTAAAAAAAGAATCTGATTGGAAAAAGTATTATGGGTCTTGTCCGGAACTTAAAGAAGACATTGAACAATTTGGTAGACAAAATTTTAGTAGAACTATCCTGTCACTACATAAAACACCTGGCAAAACAAACTACGAAGAGACAAGACAACTCTTCACAAACAATGTCCTCACCGAATCACTTGACAAGGGAGTCCCCAGATACTACAATAGTAACATCCTCAGCAGATACTTCCGAAAAGATTATTATGAAGATGGAGACTGAAGATATCATTGCCCATATTCGTAACTGGTCAATTGATACTATTGAAACAAAGAAGAATAGTGTTGAAGACCAGATTGCTATCATGGAAGAATTCTATGAATGGCTCAATCCAGACGATGATGATTTAGAAATTGTTTCTTTGGAAGAAATAACTGAAGAAGAATACGAAGACTTTATTGAACGGGGTTGACACCCCTCTTGGGTCAGTAGCATAATGGATAATGCCCCCGCCTTCTAAGCGGTAGATTGTAGGTTCGAGTCCTACCTGACCTGTTACCTAATTATGTGGTATGAAAATAGGATTTAACTGTAGTTCATTTGATTTATTTCATGCTGGGCATGTTACTATGCTTAAAATGGAAAAGGAAAAATGTGACTATTTAAAAGTTGCTCTTCAGGTTGACCCAACTATTGATAGACCTGGAGTTAAAAATAAACCAACTCAAACTGTTTATGAAAGATTTGTTCAACTTCAAGGTTGTAAGTATGTTGATGAAATTTTAGTATATGAGACTGAAGCAGATCTGCTAAATCTTATTAAGACTCAGACTATTCACATTAGGTTTTTGAGTGAAGAATACAAAGATAAAGATTTCACTGGTAAGCAGTATTGCATTGATAATGGAATTGAATTATTCTTTCACTTGAGAAGGCATCAATACTCTTCAACTGAACTTCGCAATAGGGTTCATGATCTTGAAGAGATGAAAAGAAATGAGAAAGAACAGTCAAACGATGAGCAGTATTCTCCAAAACTTTTAGAAAAATACAAGCTTGACAATAAACAATAAATCTATTATATTATGATTTGGGCGTCGAGGGAGACCACCACCACCTCCTCTCTTGTGTAAGTCCCGCACTGCGGAGTTAGTTCAGCGGTAGAACGCTATCCTTCCAAGTTAGATGTCGTCGGTTCGATTCCGATACTCCGCTTAACGGACTGGAATACATCCGTGCTCACATCTCCGAGAGAAAAAAGAATCGGAAAACCAACCCATGTGAGAGAGAGGTGGGATCCCTCTTGGTGCCCCGCTGCTGGACGCAGCAGCGGTATTTTCATTCCTCAGTAGCTCAGTGGCAGAGCCGACGACTGTTAATCGTCTGGTCGTAGGTTCAAATCCTACCTGGGGAGCCTTGCTTGCTTAGCTCAGAGGTAGAGCATCTCGTTTACACCGAGGCGGTCGGCGGTTCGATCCCGTCAGCAAGCATTCCTTAAGGAGACCTATGACCCATGATTATCGTCAGATGCAAAGACTGCAACACAGAGTTAAAAAGCAATAATAAAACACAAGTATGTGGTTGTCCAAACATGATGACAGTTACTGGAGACAAAGTAACAGCACTTGATTTAAATAGAGTTGTAATGATAAACTCTATGAAGAAAGAACAAAAAGAAAACGTTCTATCTAATAGTGACCTTGCATATCAAGAAGCAAGGAGACAGCGTAAAGTTCGTAAGTTGGACTTTGATGTCCGATAACACCTGGAGAGGTGGTCGAGTGGTTTATGGCACTGGTCTTGAAAACCAGCGATGTGCAAGCATCCGTGGGTTCAAATCCCACCCTCTCCGTTTTATAAAGAAATAATTAAGAAATTTTGTATCATCTATATACACTTATATGGAGATCGTAAATGCCTCTTTTTTATCTTCTAGTGCTAACATTTGTTGCATTAGTTGCCTTTGTAGGGTATGATGCTACCATGAGGTTAGTTCAATTCATAGATCTCCAAATCCGTTATGCTGGAATACGAGTTCAAATGAAGTGGATGGAGCAGAAACTTAGAAGGAGACTTCTTAAGGATACTGCAAACTACCAACAATTACTCAAGGAGCACAAAAAGTATGACCGATGACAGAGAACTGTCTGATCTGAAACTAGATAGAAAAGAATGTGAGAAATGTGGAGCAATTTGGATCAATGGACAGCACATTTGGGGTGGGACTGGTAACACAAGTGAGAATAGTGAACTAGATCTTGCGGGTTTGGTTTGCAATAAACTTGGAAACCATCAATGCATAAACCCCCAAAAAGGACAAGATGGCGGACAGACTTGGGAATATAGATCGGGATATATTGAAGGTAAGATTGATGAGCGCAAAAAAATGTTAGAAGAAATGAACGACCTCTGACAAAGACGAGAATCTATGGACAAAGACGAAAAGAGGGAGTTTTATAAACAACTCCGAGAACGAATAAAGCAACTTAGAATGCAACATTTGTTTGAAGAACCCTGTCCATTATATGAAGAAGATGAAGAATGAAATCTTTAGTTCTTATTGCTTGTTTATCACCAATAGCAATTGTATGGATTGCAATGAAATTAAGTGTCTGGATATTTGCAGTAAACGATGAGCAAAACTATGTCAGAGCAGAATCCAAAAAACCACACGGACCTTATGTGGCAGATGCATATGCAGACGTTGACGAAGAGGAAGAGGAGTATGGAGATCGAACAGACTATAGATAAAGCACTCTATCAGTATTATACCGTAGAGAATGATCTTCCAGTTCCAAACTGGAGAACAATAAAAAATCCAGAGTGGTGGATACAATATCTTAAAGATATGGGACTTGATTCCAGAAACCCATGACAATATTTTTTATATTTGTATTCATTTCATTACTAATTTCTGGAATGCATCTAACATGGCCAGGTAGATACCGTGGATAACAGCATAATTCTAGAATGGGTAGGGGTTGTTACTGCATTTTTATTTGGAATGACTATGATTTGTCAAGGTCATTTTATTTTCCATCAAAAGCATGGCTACTCCAGAAAAGAAACCGAAAACCCAGAAGCAAGAGACCGGATCCGACGACAAGTCGAAGCGGTCGTCAGAAGAAATCTCAAGGATGATTCATCCACATGATGATGAACCTGATCCTACCGCATACATGGGGAACTATAACTTTCCTCAGATGCTCTTTGCCTTTTGTCTTGGATTTGCGACTATGTTTGTCTTATCAGTAGATGAGATAAATGATTTCAAAGGTTGTCCTTTCCCAGAGTATTTCGATGAACCACGTTCAACTGTTCGTTAGGTCTGTAATGCAAACACCATGGTGTTTAGGTGTCATGGGGTTCTTCCTCGTGTTTGTTCCTATCATTGGTATGCATTTAATTCATAAGTATGGATGGGAACACTGGGAACCATTTGACAAGAAACACAAGTAGTGTTATATTATATGGGTGGTTGAGAGACCACTGCGGTAGTTCCCTTCGGTAGGTTCAGAACTAGCGGCGATAGGAACCTATCACCATCGGGGTGTAGCTCAGTTTGGTAGAGCACTCGCTTTGGGAGCGAGTGGCCGTAGGTTCAAATCCTATCACCCCGATTGCTTATACATAATGGCAAGATGCAAGTTTATTCTGTGGAACATTGGCAAGAGAACTGGGAAGAACTAATGGAAAGAGTTGAGAAGGGAGAACATATTGGGGTGACAAACGGAGAAAATACTGCTATAATGATGCCTGCGGATGATGAACTCATACGCATGTATACAGACCACGAAGAAGGTTCTTAAGGGACTGTCGCCTAATGGTTAAGGCCCACTGCTTATAACGGTGTGATCTGGGTTCAATCCCCAGCAGTCCTACCAGCAGGTTTAGCAATCTGGCGAATGCAGCAAACTCATAATTTGCCTAAGGTGAGTTCGATCCTCACAACCTGCACTTGACGGTTCTCCGTCAAACCCTTATAATACTAAGGTCAACAAACAAGACAATGACACTTACAGAAAAATTCAAGAAAGACATTCAAACCCTTCGTGGTGCAGCAAATGGTGAACTGTTCCTTGATGTAAAGAACCCGAAACTTTTCAAAAAGGTTCGACGCTATTATGAAAATGCTGGTGTTGTATTCTCTGGTGATCCTCTTGATGATTATGAAATCTTGATGGAGTATCTGTACAATGATCTTGAAACTGTTGAGGTTAGTTGATGAAAGTTCTTCTTGAACGTTTCCCTTATCGTTATGTTGAGTCTGGCACACTAGAAAATGGTATGCCAGACTATCGCATTCAGAAAGCAAATAGTTGGACTAAACGATACAGTGACATGTATTTGCTTGACAACAAAATGCAACTTCTGACTGCGATTGATGACTTTGAGTACACCAAATGGTTAGATCCTGAAGGTGTACCTTGTTACATCAAAGACTCGGTATCGTCTCAAAACTAGCCCTGGTCGGGATACCCCCTTATTTTAGATAGTATGATTGAATTTGATGACATTGAACTCCTACAACTTAAGTTTTGTATGAGTGAAACTAAAAAAATGATGGCTCACCCCAGTGAGCATGAACGTCATGCATCTATTAGTAAAAAAGTAGATGATGAGATGGAACGACGCAAACAAGCAACTGGAGCATATACACGCGAAGGTTTGTTGCGTCAACTTAAGGAAGACATCAAACGTCTTTCATAGTCACGGAAGGACTAAAACAGTACTGGTGGAGTCATAAAGACCCTCTTAAAACTAAATAAAAAAAGAGTTCAATTTTTAAATATGGCAACTAAAGGAACCGCAGCAAAATCAGCAACCGGCGCTGCAATGTCAAAATATGATGTTGAAGTAGAAGGAAGACTTCAAAAACTTGAAGCAATTGCACACGAAAAATGTGATGCTGGTGGTGGTGTAAGTCCAGAACTTGAAGCAAAAATTGAAGAGTTGTACCAATGGTATCTTTCAGTGAAGGCAAGAGTTTGAAAAAAAGTTTCTTGCTTCTTTCAAGAGCAAGTGGTGCGGATGGAGGAAACTCCCGCCCTGTTTCTTGCTTCAGGTTAAAGAGCAAGTGGCGTGCATGAAAGACCTTATAAAGACCCTTGACACCAAGGGTCTTTTTTTGTATGATATATAAGAAGAAAAAAATGAACTATGTCTGAATATAGTAAGACAGCACTAGTCCTTGGTGCTGGTGGTTTCATTGGGAGCCATATGGTAAAACGTCTTCGTTCTGAGGGGTATTGGGTTCGTGGTGTTGATTTGAAGCACACTGAATTTGCAGTGTCTGAAGCAAATGAATTCATTACAGGAGATCTTCGTGATGTAGATTTTGTTCGTCGATGTATTCGTTTTACTGGACAACTTGGCAACTTCTATCAAGATATTGCAGATAAGTTTGCAAAACCTTTTGATGAGATCTATCAGTTCGCTGCTGATATGGGTGGTGCAGGTTTCGTTTTCACTGGAGAGAACGATGCAGACATCATGCACAACTCTGTTCAAATTAATCTAAACGTCCTTGAAGAGCAACGTAAGTTTAATGAGACTGTAGGAAATAAGACCAAAATCTTTTATTCTGGTTCTGCTTGCATGTACCCAGAGCATAATCAACTTGATCCCGACAACCCAAATTGCAGTGAAGATTCAGCATATCCAGCAAACCCCGACTCTGAGTATGGATGGGAGAAACTTTTCAGTGAGCGACTCTACCTTGCATACAATCGGAACTATGACATTCCTATTAGGATTGCTCGCTACCATAACATTTTTGGTCCTGAAGGAACCTGGAACGGTGGAAGAGAGAAAGCACCAGCTGCAATCTGCCGTAAGGTCGCCTATCTTCCTGAGACGGGTGGAGCAGTCGAGGTGTGGGGAGATGGCTTACAGACTCGTTCCTTCCTGTTCATTGACGAATGCATTGAAGCGACTCGACGATTGATGGACTCCGATTTCATTGGACCAGTAAACATTGGTTCGGAAGAAATGGTTACTATCAACGAACTTGTTGATACAGTATCAAAAGTGTCTGGAAAGACCGTACACAAAATTCATGTTGATGGACCACTTGGTGTTCGTGGTCGCAATTCTAACAATGATCTTATCCGTGAAAAACTTGGATGGGACTACACTATGACTCTCGAAGAGGGTATTTGTAAAACTTACAATTGGATTAATGATCAAATTAGTAATTCTTGATGTTGATGGCGTCATGACTGACGGTAAGAAGTATTATGATCGTGACGGTAACGTTGTGATGAAAAACTTCTGCGATAAAGACTGGACTGCTATTAAACGTTTTCGTGCCATTGGTATTCCTGTTGTATTTTTGACTGGAGATCCTTTCAATGCAACTATCCTAAAGAACAGGAATCTTCCATATGTTGTCAATAGAGGTGAAGGTTTTCACCGCGATAAAGTGAACTTCCTTGATGATATTCTGAAAGAATATCAATGTGATGCTAAAGAAACTGTTTATGTTGGTGACGACCTTTTTGATATGGGAGTCATGAAAAAGATTAAGCATGTATATTGTCCCAGAGATACTCCTAGGTCAGTTCGGGAAATATCAAAAGTATTATCTGCAGAAGCTGGAAAGAATGTTATAATGCATTTGTTCGATACTCTTGAACTACATGGTCTGATTCCTTTTGTGCCATATGACGAAGTAATGGAAAAGATTTACGAACTTGACTTGAAGGAGAAGTTTTAATGAAAGACATTTCACTCTATGGGCATTTGACAATTGATACTATTCTTGATGGTGATAGAGAACGTAAAACTCTAGGTTCAATTGCAAATGTTTGGAAAGCATTACTTGAAGTTGACCCTACATTAGATATTGGGTTGTCTCCTATTGATGTTGGTCAAGCACTTATCTATGTCGATAAACCTGCTGCTCAGAGGTATTCAAAGGTAAACCTAAGTCTTGTTCAACATCAAGCAAAAATCATTGACTCAACTATTCATCATCTTGTATATCTAAATGAGATGACTCGTCATGATTTTATTCCTGCACTGGATGGTATTATCACCGCTGATATTTGTCCTGGTAAGTCTGTCAACAAAGACCTCTTGAGTTACGTTGACTATCTTTTCATTTCAGATGAAGACATTGATGGAGACTTGTCAGAATATACAAATGCCACAAAGGGATGGGTTATTCTTCACAGTTCTTCTGGTAGTATTGTTTCCAATGGAGACCAAGAGTTTTTCTATAAGTTGCCAGAGGAATTGATGCTCAAGAATGTAAATGTTCTTGGTGCTGGAGATATATTCGCCTCCTGTTTCTTATATAAATTATTGAAGAATGAAGGAGACATCCATAATTGGATTGAATTTGCTCATTTGAAGACGACTGAAATTATTAGGAATTCTATATGAAACCAAATATCCTTGTCCCTATGGCAGGACTTGGGAGCCGCTTTATCAAAGAAGGTTTTAAAGTTCCCAAGCAATTAATTAATATCAAAGATAAACATTTGATTGATATCTCTTTAGACTGTCTAGACTATGAAGGATGTAATCTTATTTTTGTAGTTCGTGATGAGACTGTCTATAATTTCCATATGGATGATCTCTTGCGAAAGAAATTTGGAGATGATATCAAAGTAGTTGTTCTTGATAAACTAACCGATGGATCTGTCTGCAGTTGCCTCTACGCTGAAGAGTATATTGATAATGACGCTCCTCTTATTATTCATACTCTGGATATTGAGTTTAGACCCGTTTTTAATCCTCACATTATGAATGACTTGGACGGTGATGGACTTCTCCTCACATTCAAGTCAAACTCTGCAAACTACAGTTATGCAAAGGTAAATGAAAATGGTTTTGTGACTGAGACTGCTGAAAAGAAAGCAATTAGTAATGATGCTTGTGTAGGCATCTATGGTTTTAAGAAAGGTTCTGACTTCTGCAAGTATGCTAGAGAGATGATTGAACGTGACTTGAGAACTAAAAATGAGTTCTACATTTCGCCTTTGTATAATCTTCTCATTGAAGATGGTAAAAAGATCCGCACTGAACCTGTGGATAAGATGCACGTCTTTGGAACACCTGATGAGTTCCACTTCTACAAAGACAATGTGACTCGTCGCTTGGGTGATAAACCTATTGCTGTCTGCTCTGACCACTCTGGATTTGAAGCAAAAGAAACCTTTAAGAAAGTGTTGGAAGACAATGGGTACGAGTATATTGACTTTGGAACTATCCTGAATAAGGATTGTGACTACAGAGACTACATTTCACAGGCAGTTAAGTCTATCAATGAAAGAGACTGTGATTATGGATTTGGGTTCTGTCGTACAGGTCAAGGAGTGAATATCTGTGCCAATAAGTATAAAGGTATTCGTTCTGCGTTGATCTATGATACATTCTCAATGCAGATGGCAATACGTCATAACTGTGCAAACTTCTTTGCCATTCCCTCCAGGGGAGTGGACTATGAAACACTAGATAGGTATCTTTATCTCTGTGCAAATCATACATTTGATGGTGGTCGTCATCAGATTCGTATTCAGGAGTTAGAGAAGTGAAACAAGCAAATATTGCTGACTTCAAAGCAGGATGGTTCGTAGGAGACTTTGAACCATCTATTTTTAAAAACCCATTCTTTGAAGTAGCACATCACAAACACAAGAAAGGTTGTGAAACTTATCCACACACTCACAAAGTTACTAATGAGTTAAACTATATTGTGTCTGGAGAACTCAAAGTGAACGATAAGTTTATGTTTGCAGGAGACATGTGGATATACGAACCTAATGAAGTTTCTGACGTTGAGTTTCTTGCAGACTCTGAGTTGATTATAGTAAGATGGCCATCTATTCCCTCTGATAAGTATTTGGTATGAAATTTATTGCACATCGCGGCAACACTGATGGACCTAACTTTGAGCAGGAAAATCAATTAAAGTATATTGAGAATGCAATAGAAAAAGGTTTTGATGTTGAAATTGATGTTTGGTATTTGCCCCAAACAGATCAACTTTATCTTGGACACGATAAACCACAATACTTAGTATCTTGGTTTTGGTTGGCAAAGTATATTGATAAGTTGTGGATTCATTGTAAGAACATTGATGCCCTACACAAATTTACTAATACTGGTGGTTACAATTACTTCTGGCATGATACAGATAAATACACACTGACAAGTAAGAATTATATCTGGACATATCCTGGACAACCATATACACCAAAATCTGTAATGGTTATGCCAGAAAATATGAAAGTATTTCCTCAGTTTAAAACTGAGTTTTCTGATATGAAAGCATATAATTGTTATGGTATTTGTAGTGATTATGTTGGGGAAATGAAATGACATCAACCATTGCTTCATCATTTGAGGCTCTTAAGAAGTATGATAAAATTAATGTCATTGATATTGGTGCTGCAAGAGCATCTTTTCTTGCGGAACTAGAAAGGTATTTTGATCTTGAAAACGTGTATTCAATTGGAATTGATCCTTTTGATCATGGTGAAAAAGATCGTTATGATAAATTTTATCAGGCATGTATTGATGATGTAAAAGAACCTGTAGAGATGGACTTTTATAAGAACTCTAAGGATGATCAGGCGAGTTCTCTTTGTTCTCCTGTTAAGGACAAAGAAGCATTCAGTGAATCAATGAAAGTTCAAGTTTTAAATATAAACGATATTATTGAGGAAAATTTACCAGAGGCAACAATTCATTTTTTGAAGATTGATGCTGAGGGGAAAGATCTCCACATTGTTAAATCTCTAAAGAAAGAAGTTCTTAGTAGAATTAAATATATTGCAGTTGAATGTCCAATGACAAAACCAAGATTTGAGGAGGAATTTGTTAAGGGACAATGTATTGAATATTTTAAGTCTATCAACTTTGAGGTATTTTATACTTATGATAGTAGTAATGGTAGTGATGTAAGTGATATTGTATTCGTTAATGGTATTGAATTATGAAAGTAGCACTATGTTTATCGGGACAACCCAGAGTCGTTGATGTTGGATTTAATAAAATAAACCAAGCAATACTACAAAACAATGATGTTGATGTGTTTATCCATACTTGGTTCGACCCAGACAATCTAAGCACTAACTCAGTCATTCCTGGAAGAGAGGGTCATACTTTAGACTCATTAGCAATTGATAAATTAAAAAAGTATTACAACCCTAAAAAAATACTAGTAGAAAAACCAAAGAAATGGAAACGCGACTATGGGTTCCCTGATAAGTGTTTTACTAATGCTTGGACTTGGGCTTTAGAAGTTCAAGGAGGACTAGATGTAGCAAAAGAATATATTAGTGACACTACGCATAGTATGTTCTATAGTATGATGATGGCAAATCAACTTAAGGAGCAATACTCTGCTGAAACTGGTATAGAGTATGATATTGTTATTAGAAATAGAATTGACTATTCTCCTCATGTTGTATTAGACTTGAAAGATGTTAAACTGGATGATGATGTATTGGTGTACCAAGATTTGAACCAACCTGATGGTATGATCAGTGATTGGTTTGGTATGGGAACTACCAATACTATGAATGTATTTTGTGGAGTTTACAACCATATTGGTCAACTCATTAGACAGTCAAGTGAAGTTGATGGGTATTGGTGCAATGAACTTTTATTGAAGCACCATATTGCCAATAACAAAATTAGGAGAAGTCCAGTAGATTTTCAAGTTCATTTTTAGTATGAAAACGGTATTCGCAAAAGCACCTCTCAGACTTGCCCTCGCGGGGGGAGGAACTGATTTATTTCCATATTGGAAACACTATGGAGGTATTGTTCTGAATGGGACTATTGACCAGTATGCTTATTGCAAAATTGAACCTAGTGATAAATGGATATTTAAAAGTGTAGATCTTGAAAGAGAAGAGACATTTGATAATGTAGAAGATATAATGTCCAAAACAACACTCAAGTTGTTGGTGTCAACATATCAATATCTTACTAATGACTGTGAGAAAACTCCTGTTAAAATAACGACTTTTGTTGAAGCTCCACCGGGAAGTGGATTGGGTAGTTCTAGTGCTCTAGTTGTTTCTCTTATTGCTGCTATATCGGAATATTATAGTATACCTCTTGGTGAGTATGATATAGCAGATATGGCAGTTGATATTGAAAGAAATGTTTGTGACTTACCTGGGGGAAAGCAAGATCAATTTGCTGCTGCTTTTGGTGGTTTCAACTTTATTGAATTTTTGCCTGATGGTAGGACAATAGTAAACCCCTTACGGTTAAACTTTAAGACTCAAAATATGCTTGAGTTGAGTACAGTTTTGTACTATGTTGGTAAACCAAGGATGGATGAACGAGTTATTGAGAATACATCACAAAATCTTCTCAACAACGATAAAGGAACTCTGCAGGCAACACATAGAATTAAATCCGCTGCCATAGAATATAAGAGAAGTCTTCTTCTAGGTGATGTGGATAAAATTTGTGAAACCATGAATACCTACTGGAAAAATAAAATCCAGACTAATGAAAAGGTTGTATCTCCAGAGTTGCTAGATAGTTACGAATTTGCTATGAAAAACGGAGCAAAGGCTGCTAAGATATCTGGTGCTGGTGGTGGCGGACATATGATTCTTTTTACTGATTTTGAAAAACGGCATCAACTTATTAGTGCCCTTAAAAAAAGAAATGTAGGAAGAGTTGTTCCTTTTAAATTTGTTAAGCATGGAGTTGATGTGTGGCGGGTATAGAAATTCATTCTAAAGGATGGGGATACGAAAAGTGGATTGTAAATGTAGAAGAGTATTGTGGAAAACTTCTTTTCTTTGAAGAGGGGAAGAAATGCTCCTGGCATTACCATAAAATTAAAGACGAAACATTTTATTTGCAATCAGGAAAAATTCTTTTGTACTATGGGGACACTGATAACCTTGAAGATGCAAAGAATATTACCTTAGTTCCTGGAGATAAGTTTCATATCTATCGTGGATTGAGGCATCAGATGGTTGCAATTGAACCATCAGAACTTTTTGAGTTTTCTACACAACATTTTGAAGATGATAGTTACAGAGTTATCAAAGGGGACTAAGTTATATCTGCTAGTAGGTGGTCGTGGAACTAGACTTCTCCCTGTTACTAATGGAAAACCAAAACCTATGGTTGATATAAAAGGTAAACCTTTTGTGCAATGGGTATTGGACAACCTATCTGGTTTTGATGTTACTCTAGTTTGTTCCGATTTAAACTATGAATACTTCAAGAACTTAGGCGTTGATGTTTTTAATGAAGGAGAACCATCAGGAACTGCGGGGTTTTTGCGTAAAGTAAATCTGCCAGAAACTTTTTATGTTATGAATGGTGATACTTTTTTTTCCGATAACATAAATCTTGATAGTGAAAAGTCAACTATTTTTGTTGCAGAAGAAGAAGTAACAAATGATGTTGGATATATTGAAGGCAAAGATGGTATGGTTCAATACTTTGTAGAAAAAGATCCTGGTGCCTGGGGCAAAAAACTTGTGAGTCTAGGTATTTACAAATTGTATAGAAATGAGATAGAAATACCAAATATGTTGCCTATCAGTATGGAGTATGATATACTGCCAAAGATGGAACTATCTTATAAAGTAGTTAATACAGATAAATTTGATATCGGAACACCCGAAAGACTTAAAAAATTTAGAGACTGGGTATGTTAAAAATTATTGGGGCAACTGGAAACGTTGGTAGGAGACTTTTAGAGAAGTCTTTGGATGTTTGGCATAATGATGTTGAAGCAATTGCAACGAGATTGGATAATGATGAACTTGAATATGATTTCAGTTCTCTTTCATATAAAGATACCATTGCATTTTGCGCTGCTATTTCGGAACCAACAGTATGTGCAAATAACCCCGAGTTAGCAAGGAAAGTAAATGTAGAGAAGACTATTGAGTTTATTGAGAAAACAACTCAACATGGAGCAAAAGTTATCTTCATGTCAAGTGATGCTGTGTATGGTCATGTAGACAGACCTTTTGACGAACAATGGGCAACAAACCCCATTGGCGTTTATGGTCAAATGAAAGAGGAAGTAGAAAAGTATTTCCTTGGAAATTCAAATGTAAAAATACTTAGATCATCATATAATTTTTTCCGAACTGATAGATTTACTTCATACCTAGAAAAGTGTGCATTGAATGGAGATATTGCAGAGATATTTTCTCCCTTTAAAAGATCAGTCATTCACTTAGATGATACTGTAGATGCTATCTTAAGTCTCTCTAAAAATTGGGATGGTCCACAAATTATCAACTGTGGTGGACCTGATACTCTTTGTAGATCAGAGTTTGCTCATATACTAAAAGAAGAAGTTTTTCCCAACTTAGAACTAAAGATCGTTAGGCCCCCAGAAAAGTTCTACAAGGATAGACCTAGTGAAGTTTCAATGATGTCTATTTCTCTTAAGAATATTCTAGGAAAGTCACAAAAGTCTTTGAGAGAAGCAGTTCGTGTGGAGTTTGGCGTATGAAAAGAGTATTAATAACAGGAATCACGGGTCAAGTTGGTTCTCAATTGGCAGATTATATTCTCGATAATACTAACTATGAGGTAGTTGGTATGATGCGCTGGCAAGAACCACTTGATAACATCTATCATCTGACTGATCGTATCAATAAGAAAGACCGAATCAGTATCTACTATGCTGATTTGAATGATGGCATGTCCATCAGGAGAATGATTGAGGAGATCAGACCTGATTACATCTCTCATCTTGCTGCACAGTCATATCCAAAGACATCGTTTGATATTCCTATCGAAACGTTGCAGACAAACATTATTGGTACTGCTAATCTGCTTGAGGCAGTCCGTCAGACGCCAAAGTATGACCCTGTAGTGCATGTTTGTTCATCGTCTGAGGTCTATGGTAAGACACCGACAGGAGTCGTGCTGAATGAGGACACTCAAATGCATGGAGCAAGTCCATATAGCATCAGTAAAATTGGAACAGATCACCTAGGAAAATTCTATGGTGAGGCATATGGTCTGAAAACATTCATGACTCGTATGGGAACTCATACTGGACCTAGAAGGAGTGATGTTTTCTTTGAGAGCACCGTGGCAAAACAGATTGCTTTGATTGAAGCAGGTTATCAAGAACCTTTTGTTTATGTTGGCAATTTGTCTAGCACTAGAACATTTCAAGATGCAAGAGATGCGGTAAGGGCATACTTTATGCTATTGGAAGCAAGTGCTGAAGGTAAAATTAAACCAGGAGATCATTTTAATATTGCTGGTGACGAAGCATACAACCTAGAAGAAGTTGTTGATTTATTACTCAGTTTTAGTACACGTCTAGATATAAAGGTCAAAACCGATGCAAATCGATTACGACCCATTGATGCAGATTATCAGATGTTTGATAATACAAAAATTAAAAACACCATTGATTGGAAACCTGAAATTTCAACTATACAGACATTCAGCGATCTTCTAGATCATTGGAGAGAGCAAATTAAAATGGGAAAAATTCCATTGAATCGTTGACTGTTTGACCACTTCATTCTATAATATAAAAAATATCATCAACTATGGATAAGAGTAAAAAGATCATTCTGTGGGGACATAAGCATTACACCGATACGGCTTCATATTTTCTAGTTTGTATCTATAGGACATTTGAAAAACTTGGTTATGATGTTCATTGGTTTGATGACAGAGACTATCCAAATACCACAGAATTTGACTATAACGATTCTGTTTTCTTTATTGATAACCAGTCAGGTACTGATATCAACTGTCCAGTAATTTCTAGTGGAATTTATATTTCTTGGGATAGATTCCGTAATCTCAATAAGTATCTTGGTAATGTAAAACGTCTCATTAATATGAGAGTTCCTGAATTTAAACGACCCAACCCAGATGGTGTACGTTTTATTGAGGCAGATAAGGGAGTTATCTATGACAAAACTCCAGAAGTTCCTTATGAAGTGATGTATTTCTCACTGGCAACAAACATTTGGCCAGAGGAAATGGAAATCGAAGATATTGATATTACCAGAAACAATGAATATAATTTCATTGGGACCATTCATATGCCAAGACCTAATGCAGAACCTCTGCATCAACAGTTCATTGAGATCGTGAAACAGAACGGCATTGCGTTCAATCATTATGATGCAGAGACTGCACATGTCCCCTCAGGCGATCGTGCTGTAGATGAAGAGACTAATATTAAGTTGATGCAGAAGTCTTTCTTTGTTCCTGACTTTAGACCACAAGAGCAGAAAGACACTCTTTATGTTTCCTGTCGTGTAATGAAAGCGATTAGTTACGGTTGTCCTGTTGTATGTGATGCTCCTTATGTAAAAGACTTTATTGATAAGGAAGTCTTATGTGCTGAGACTGCACAAGAAATCTTTGATCTTGGCGTAGAGCATCAATACGATAAAGAAAGGATGCGTCATTTGTTTGAAGTTGTTAAGAGAGATCATACATATATGAATCGCTGTAACGGAATTATTAAAATTATTGATGGTCTTTGATAATGATATTTGTAACAGGTGGTGTAGGTTTTATCGGCAGCAATTTTGTTCACTTCATTAAAGATAAAATTGATGAAGAGATAGTTATCATCGATAAGATGACTTATGCGGCGGATATAGTTAATCTGTATCCGCTTCGTTTTAACAGAGGTAGCACTGGTAGAGAGAAAGGTAATATCACTCATGAGAGAGTTGACCTTTCTGATTATAAAGAAGTTAAGAGTCTCTTTAAACGATATAAACCGTCAGCAGTATTTCATTTTGCTGCAGAGAGTCATGTAGATAATTCCATTAAGGACATAACTCCATTTTTAGCGACCAATATTATTGGGACAACTAATTTACTGAGATGTTCTGTTCATTATCCAGTAGATATTTTTCATCACATCTCTACAGATGAAGTTTATGGTGCTCTTGGGGAGTATGATACTCCTTTCACTGAGAGAACTGCATACGATCCTCAGAACCCATATTCAGCATCAAAGGCATCAAGTGATCATTTTGTGATGGCGTACAAAAATACTTTTGACTTGCCAGTTAAAATTACTAACTGCTCTAACAATTATGGTCCAAGGCAAAATAAAGAAAAGTTGATTCCTAAAACAATAGATTACATCATTAACAATAAAAAAATTCCAGTGTATGGGTGTGGAGAAAACATTCGTGACTGGATTTATGTTGAGGATCATTGTGAAGCCATCTATGAAGTTTACAAACGTGGAAAGGTTGGTGAGAAGTACAACATTGGTGGGGAATGTGAAATCAAGAATATTGACTTAGTATACAAATTAATTGATATGCTTGGTGGTTCTAAAGACCTTATTGAATATGTTGATGATCGTCCAGGACATGACTTGCGATATGCTATCAACAATGCTAAAATTGCTTCGGAACTAAACTGGAAACCAAAGCACACACTGGAGCAGGGTTTAGAAAAAACTATTAAATGGTATAAGAATGATTGGACTTAATTATCTTGGCAAAATGGGACAACTGGGAAACCAGATGTTTCAGTATGCTGCTCTTCGTGGTATTGCAAAAAACCGTGGTTTCAACTTCTGCATTCCTTACAATAAAGAAGTTGTAGTTGATAGTCTTGGAAATAAACTTAGGATCGAACTATTCGATCCTTTTGTTATGTCTAGCGTTACTCAGTTGAACATTCAATATATTGATAAGGATCGTCCAGTTGTACAAGAGGATGGTTTTTCTTTTAATGAAGAACTTTTTAATAACTGTTCAGATTGGGTAAGTCTTCAGGGATATTTTCAAACAGAAAAATATTTCAAACATATCGAAGACGAGATTAAAGAAGACTTCACTTTTAAAAATGAAATCTCACTGCTTTGTAAGCACAACATGAGTGAGATGGATAGACCTATTGCTCTTCATATTCGTCGTGGTGACTTCTTGAAAAATTCTGACAATCATACAAACCTTGGTCTTGACTATTATGAAAAGGCTTTGGATGTATTTGAAAAAGATAGAACTGTTATTATTTTCTCTGACGATTCTGAATGGTGTAAAGAACAGGATTTGTTTGAAGGTGATAGATTCCTTGTGGCGGAGGGCAACGATAGTTACACTGATCTGTGTCTGATGAGTCTCTGTTCCGATTTTATCATTGCAAATTCTACATTCTCTTGGTGGGGTGCTTGGTTGTCCAAGAGTCTGAGTAAAACTGTTTGTTCTCCCGATCCTAACATTTGGTTCGGTCCTAATAACTCACATCTTGATACATCTGATATAATTCCAGAAGACTGGACTATTATTAAATGATATATCTTACTGGTGCCAATGGGCTTGTAGGGAGTAGGTTATCTGCATATCTTGGTGATATGAAAGTCACCAAGATATCTTACAGAGATGAAGTTCCAGACGTATTTGAATCGCACAATGAATCATATCTTATTCATCTTGGATGGTCTTCTACAACTAGAGCAAAGGATAAGTCTATTGAGAAGGATGTAGTTAATAGTAAAAAACTATTTGAACTTTACCAAAAAAAGAATCCCAACGGTCACATCATATTTCTATCAACAGCAGGTGACTTGCATAGAGATATTGAAGATGATATTCCTACTCCACATTCACTTTATGGAAAATGTAAACTCCATGTTGAGAATATTCTAAATGAGTTAGAATGCAATACAACCATCTTCAGGGTGACCAACATTTGGGGTGGTGTTGTTGATAAGAAGAGAGTTAATGGTCTTGTAGATAAACTTCTCACACTTCTTGATACTGATGAATCTGTAGAGATATACGCAAATCTTAAGACCGTTGTGGACATTATACATGTTGATGATATTATAAGTCTGATACAAAAAACAATACAATGTCCATCACTCACAAAACATCGAACGTTCTTAGTTGGTTCTCAAAACATCACCATCTATGATATAATAGATAGAGTGTCAATGCGTGGTACTCTAAACCTAAAACTAAATCAAAAAGCAGAAAAGTCATATCTGAATATTGATAATAGTAAGGTGAAAGAAACCTTTGATTGGGAACCCAAACATTATCTAAAATGAAACTTGCTATTACATTTTGGGGGACTCAAAAGTATATTGAGTTCCTTCCAGAATGGTATGAAAGACTTGAAAAGTATTTTGTACCTAATGTAGAAAAACAATACTTTGTTTTTACTGATGGAGATCTTGAGGGGTCTCCAGATAATATTACAAAAATGGAAATACCTCATTATGGTTTTCCTACGACATATCACAAAACCTTTGAGGAGATGCTGAAACTTCAAGATAAAGTTTCAGACTTTGATTGGTTGGTGACAGTTGATGCCGATCTCTATGTTCAACAAAATGTTGAGTATGGAGAGTTTTTTGATGAAAGTAAAAAATATTTTGGCGTCCAGCATCCCTGCCAATATCTAGACTTCCCTCCTCATAATGAATACCCAGGATCTTTTGATGTAAATCCAGCATCAAATGCCTTTATTGATAATAGTATTATGGATATGTCAGTTTATTATCAAGGGTGTTTATGGGGTGGCAAAGTCCCATACATCTTTGATATGATGAAACAAATAGATGAATGGACAAAAGATGACTTAAGTAGAAATGTTTCAGCAAGATACTTTGAGGAGAGTTACATGAATAAGTGGTATGCAACTCACAAAACAGAAACTCACACTGTTCCTCCCAGTTACGCATATCCAGAAATGTTTGCAAGTTATTGTACCTTTGAAAATAAAATGATGCACCTTGCAAAAGATAATAAAGCACTAGACAATAATCAGTGGTAAAATTATGAAAACAAATGTTTATTATCATATCTGGTCTCCCGCAGATACAGATCTGTGGAAGATCATGGTTGATGAGCAGATCAAACGACTGTATCGTTCTGGACTTCCAGAAGTTGCAACAGTAAAATGTGCTATCAATGGACCACAAGCTTCTAGAATCAAACAGTTTGTATCTCTGTATGACTGGATCAATATTGTTGATTGTAGGGATAGTGATGAAGAATATGAAGGATTTACTCTTAAGTATCTTTATGAAGACTGTTTGAATGAACGTGCTACAAAGGTGATGTATTTCCACACAAAGGGGATTAGTCACATGTGTGGTGTACGAGACCAGTATTCTGACCGTAAGGTACGTGCAATAAATAGTTGGAGACACCTCATGGAATGGGGTTGTATTGATAAATGGAAAGAGAACCTTGAAAGACTTGATACGTATCAAGTCACTGGAGTCAACTATTGCTTGGACCCATGGCCACATATGAGTGGTAACTTTTGGTGGGCGAGAGCAGACTATATTGCAAATCTTCAACATCCTACTAAAGATGCTTTCGTCAGAGAGAAGGAAGACTTTGGTCCTATTGAAAGGATGAACTTTGAGAAGTGGGTGGGTATGAAAGACCCATCTGTTTTCAGTTTTTATAACCCTCCATTTAGCTACGATTTTAAGGACTTAGTTCCTGACGTTCAACCTTCTCCTCCAGGAGAACCTCATTGGTTCTGGTTGTACCGTGACGACATTCATCCACACTATTTGAAAGAAGCATGACCGCAAAATTTGGATGTTTTCATACAGTTTATGAAAACAAAAAGGCAACTGAGTTTATTCTCCAAGAGTTTAGAAAGTTTCATCCAGATGCACCATACACTATTTGTTGTGATGGTGGTGTTGATTATTCTGACCTTTGTGAAAAGTATAATGTAAACTACGTTCATTCATATATGAGGATTGGTCGTAGGAACTCTGGTCATGAGTCTGGCATCTATGGATTCACTAAAGATGAAAGTCTTCATTGGATTCATATGTTCCGTGAAGCAGCACGTTTTGTGAAGAAGAATGGTGGCACACATATGATCATGATGGAGGATGATGTTCTGACACAACATCCCATTAAGATTGATCCTAACTGGGAGTGTGCTGGGTTTGATGTTCCTGGTAATAAAATTACTCCACAACTTCTTCAATATTTGAAGACAAAATATGGGTCAACGCCCAATGTTGATTGGTATGGTGCTGGTGGTGGAAGTGTCTATAATATTGATACTTTCCTTGATAACTATCACAAAATCTATGATTTCATTGATTTTGACTTTGATTATATTTTGAAGTTTCTTGACTATCGCTTTGGGTGGTTGGATCTTTATATGCAGATTGCATATTTTGTTCTTGGAAAAGATTATTCTATCAATACCAACCTAACCGAAGTTTGGAAAACTCCTAACTTTCGCGAAACTGACTTCGCACTTGTACACGCATATAAGGAACTTTACTGATGAAACTTGCAATGATTGGACCGGGCATTATGCCTATTCCCCCTGATGGTTGGGGTGCTGTTGAAAGTCTTATTTGGGACTATGCTCTGGAACTTGACGAACTGGGACATGAAGGAACTATCACAAATACTCAAGACTGGGATGAAATTATCCGATTGTTGAATGAAGATGAGTTTGAGTTTGCTCATCTTCATTATGATGTGTTCCATCCTCTTATGGATAGAGTTGCTGCCGAAACCAATATTCCCAAATTGGCAATGAGTAGCCATTATCCATATATTGATCAACCCCACATGCATCGTCGTGATGGGTATGATCGTACCTTTGACTGGATCATCAACAACAAACGCTATTACATTTTCTGCATCTCTAAGAAGGATTATCATACCTTCAAGAATGCAGGTGCTGATGAGAGTAGACTGCTCTTGTCAGAGAATGGTGCAAACCATAAACGTTTCACCTATCGTAGTGAAGCAGTTCTGCCAGACCGTTCTCTGTATCTTGGACAGATTTATCATCGCAAGAAGCAGTGGCTCTATCAGGATATTGAGTCTATTGACTATGTTGGACAGGATACTGGTGCAACTCCATTTGACCAATCTAAGAACTATCTTGGTGAATGGACTGATGCCCATAAGCGTGAGCACTTTACTGACTATGGTAGTCTAGTGCTTCTGTCAGATGGTGAGAATGGAACGCCTCTGGTGGTCAAGGAGGCACTAGTAAACGGTCTTGGGGTGGTTATCTCTAAGTATGCTGCACATGACCTTCCAGAGGGTCTTCCGTTCGTTACAGTCATTCCTGATGACAAACTGACTGACATTGAATATGTTGAGGAGAAGATCAAAGAGAACCGTGAAGTATCTGTTGGTATGCGTGACGAGATTCGTGAGTACGCTATTGATAACTTCTCTTGGGAAAGTCTTGTGAAACTCTATGCACAAAACATTGAGAAGTTGGAAGCAAATGCGAATTAGTATTATTGGACCAGCACTTCCCATTCCACCAAAAGGATGGGGTGCTGTTGAGTCTTTGATATGGGACATGAAGTTGTCCCTAGACAAGTTGGGTCATGAGGTACAAATTGTAAATGTGCCTGACCCACGTCAGATCATTCAGATGATAAATGAGTTTCGCCCAGACTTCGTACATATTAACTACGATGACTGGGTGCCTTTATATGAATACATTCAATATCCCTGTGCAGTTACTACACATTTTGCATATATTGAACGTCCAGAACTAATGGGCGGATATAAACAAAGAGTGTTTGATCATTTTACACGTATCAAACCAAATGTATTTGGACTTTCTGATGGTATTAATGATGTCTACAATGTCCTTGCAGATATTTCTAGAGAAAAACTTTACTTAAATCCTAACGGTGTAAAGATAGAGAACTTTAGAACTACCATGAAACCCGAGTTTCCAGATAGATCAATCTATTTGGCAAAGGTTGATCATAGAAAGAGACAATACTTATTTCAGAACATTGAATCTCTTTGGTACGCTGGTAACATTGCAGAACAAAGGTTTGACCAGTCCAAGAACTATCTTGGTGAATGGCAGAAAGATGTTTTGTTTGATAAACTAACAGAGTATGGAAACCTTGTATTGTTATCAGACGGTGAAGCGCACCCATTAGTATGCATGGAAGCATTTGCCGCTGGACTTGGTGTGGTTGTTAGTGAATGGGCAACTGCTAATCTTGACCTAGATAAGAAGTTCATCACTGTTATTCCAGAAGAAAAGGTGAACGATGTTGCATATGTTGAAGAGAAGATCGTTGAGAACAGAAAATATTCTGTAGATCATCGTGAAGAAATACTTGACTATGCAAAAGAATTTGAATGGTGTAAAATACTAAAAGAATATTACTTACCAAATATACAAAAAGTTATCAATGGTTACTCTTAAGCAAACTCTAGATAAAAATAAGTCATCTTATAAACTGAAGAATTTTGGTCCCATCTACTGTATTAATCTTGATGGACAACCAGAACGTTGGAAGTATATGGAAGAACAGTTTGAATACTGGGATATTGATAACTATCAACGTATTTCTGCATACGATGGTCGTGAAGATGACTTGGGAGATATCTTAAAAGGAAGATATCCAGATAATATGACTTCTGGTGAAGTGGGTTGTGTCACTTCTCACCTTAAGGCAATTAAGCATTGGTATGAAACTTCAGATAGTCCATATGCAATCATCATGGAAGATGATTGCAATCTTGACCTAGTACGGTATTGGAACTTCACTTGGAATGATGCTATTTCCAGAGTTCCATATGATTGGGATCTACTTCAACTTGCTATTATTTGCACAGGAGATATCCATATCAAAATTCATAAACGTTTTGTAAATGAGTTTTCTACTGCTTGCTATGCAATTACAAGGCATCATGCTGAAAAAATGATTCGTCTTCACTGCCGAGGAGACAAATATAAACTGGATAATGGTGTTCGTCCACGCCCTGTTGCGGATGACTTGTTGTACAACTCAGGAAATTCATATTCAGTTCCATTCCTTCTTTATAAGATTGAGATGGGTTCTAGTATTCATCCAGATCATGTTGAAATCTTTCACAAAGGCAACCACAAAGCAATTATGAACTTTTGGCAAACCCAGGGGGCGGGCTTTACAATTGATGACCTGATGGACTATAATCCTTATCTAGGCAGGACGGTTGAAAGTTCTGCCCAGAACCAAGGTGAGGAAAACCCACCTACTTGACAGTTCCAAAAGAAACTGTTAGTATAAATACTTAACCTTTTGTCTTTCAGTAATTAAAGCAACAAAAGGATACAAACGGGGAGTTGTCGATTCCCCTTTCATCTGCGGGTAACCATTCCGCAAGTAAACAAACGAGGTAAAACAAATGATCAAATCTGTATTCGCAGCAACTGCTGCTCTGTCTATGTCCGCAGGCGCTGCCCTTGCAGGTCCATATGTTAACGTGGAAGCAAATGCTGGTTGGACGGGAGACGATTACTCTGGGGCAACTACAGACGTTCATGTAGGTTACGAGGGTGCTCTTGGTGATGCTTCCTACTACGTCCAGGCTGGTCCAGCAATCGTTGCTGTTGATGGAGAAGATACCGAGACCCGTTTCTCTGGTAAGGCAGGCGTTGGAGTTCCTGTTACCGATGCTATCGGAGTCTATGGTGAGGTTTCCTTCCTGACCGCAGACGATTCCGACGATCTGGGTGTTGGTGGTAAACTGGGTGTGAAGTACAACTTCTGAGTTGTAGACAATTAATATCTAGATGTTATACTGGGGTGCGACGGCACCCCTTTTTTTATGAAAAGAATTCTGCTTTCTCCTGTTACTCACTTCAATGTAATGATTATGGGACTTTTAATTCTTATTGGCATGGCTCATAATAACTATCATCATGCCATGGATGAAGATGTGCATGGGTATGTCCGTAATTTTTGTTTTAAGAACCCTGACAAATGTCAGAACTTTATTGACGGTGAGTATTAATTACTACACTCTATGGTTGACAAAGTTGTTACATTACTATATACTTATAGTAACAGTTCTTTACATAACAACATGACTGTAACAACGAACGAATTTGGACAACAGAATCTGTTCGCCAAAGAACCTCAGATGTATATTTCTAAAACCGACGCAGAGCGTTATGGATATGAAACCTACGCTGAAAAAGCGGAGAAGTTGAATGGACGTACTGCTATGCTTGGATTTGCTGCTGCTCTCGTTAGCTATGCTACTAGCGGTAGTGTATTTTTCTTTGGTATCTTCGGATTCTGATGCCTGAAACAATTTTCACTGTAACTTCTATTGCATTCTTTGTGCTTCTTGCATTTTCTGTAGAAAAACTTTCTGAGACTTACTAATGCCTGACTTGACTGAACTCCTGACTTATTATGTAATTGTTGCTGTTGTCTTCATTGGCGCACCAGGAGTATTCTTTTTTATTGTGTTCATGCCTGCCCTTCAAAATACGAAGGGTCGTATGGTAGGATATAAAGACCATAAAACCTATGGTGATTCTACTATATACGAAGTAAGCAGAACTACTTGATATGCCAGACCCAGATGCACTTTGGAAGGATATACAGAGACTCGACGATATGTATGAAGAGTTACTGTGGCATCCTGACGATGAGTTACAATTCACTCATGATGGTCAAAAGATCATTATCACAAACAAAACTTTGGAGCAAAAAAATGAACGAAAAAGCAGAACGTATTAATGGTTGGGCAGCAATGGTCGGTGTCATTGCCGCAATGGGATCCTATGCTGCCACAGGACAAATCATCCCAGGTGTATGGTGAACGACATGTTACTCATAGCAGCTTCCATGATAGGAGGGTTTATCTTTGCTGCCCTATTGACTGATGGAAGTGTTGATGATGACGATGACATGGACGGGGGTATGATGATCCCTGCATCTGTCCCCACCTCTTGACAAACTTAATTAAATAGGATAAGATACGGGAGCAAACATTTGTTCCCTATTTTTATGCTCGCACTTATTTTGGCACTCAGTGCCGTTGATTACGATCATCTTGCTAGGACTGTTCAGGTTGAGGCTGCAAAGGGGACCATGGACGAATACTGTGTTGCAGTCTCTATTCTAAATCGTGTGAAGAGTCCCCATTTTCCAAACACGGTTGCTGATGTAGTTTATGCTCCTGGTCAGTATCAGGGGTTTGATTTTCATAGACCTGTAGCAGATTCTAGAGTTGTTGCTCGACTAAAGGATAATAGCAAGATGCTCACAGCATATAGTATCATCGGAGATCGTACAGACTTTAAAGGTCAAAGTCAGCTACCATATCGGGTTGCATCCGAAGATCCTATGTGTCATAATAAAGGAAACTTCTATCACCACTTCTGGCAAAAATGATCATTAAAGCAATCAAAGAAACTCTGGGCGTTTTTACTAGAGAACCTGCTACAAGTGTAAACTGGCCTAAGACCACGGAAGAAAAAATTGAATGTGCTATTGATGATAACATCGTAGAGTGTGCAGAGATGAATAATCCTCCATACACTGGTATTCCTGCACCTGCGGTTCTTCCGGATGATGAATGGTTTGGACCTTCTCCAACTCATACAGAAAAACAAGAAGAATATATTCGACAACAAGAAGCAACTGAAAGGCTGCATGAAGATATGCGTAAAGAGTCTGGGAATGTTGAGTCGAAAGATATTCATCAGGTGATGTATGATATGGCAACTAAGAACTCTGCCACTACTCTTCAACTCAACCCTATCGGTGGATCTGAGAACTTCCAAGGAGGTTCAGAGAATGTCCATCGATGATTGGCGATATAGTGATCATAAAATGAAGGTCAGAGAACAAGCACTTAAAGTGTTGCTTTCAAAATTTGGTGGACAACTGAAAGATTCTATCCCTAAATATAGCAACCAATCAATCTATGAGTGTGTTCATGATTGGGTATCCCAAGGAAATATGCACACTGCAGGGATTGTAAAATACTATGAGGCATATTATGCAAAAGGTAATTAATGTTTTAGCAGTTCTATCATTTGTAGGAACTGCAGGTATCATCGGTGGGGGAACATATATTTTTCTTCAGAAAGATGCTATTATTGATGGTATTAAGAAGCAGGTGACGGAAGCAGCAGTTGAGGGAGTATCGGGAGCACTTCCTGATCTCATTGATGCTGCTATGCCTGAACTTCCCAATACTACTGGTCCTTCCCTTCCTTTCTGATATGAAAAAAATTATTATGAGTCTTTTGGCAGCAGTTGCTATGTCTGCCCCAGCACTCGCTGATCCAATTACAGAAGATGAGTACTTCACTCCTCATGCTCAGGGGTGTATGCTTCTTCAAGAATGCACCGACCATGTTCAAGAACTCAAAACAGTTTCTGACCTTAATAAAGATAAGGAACTTGCTGATATTGATTACAGTATTATTGCTGATGAGTTTAACTCTCTCATCCGATCACTTAATGCGGTCGGAGCTAAAGTTTTTCTAGCAGATATGCGATACTTTCCAATTGGTCATCGTGGTGTCTATCACACTGTAAGTAACAACTTCTTTCTGAATGTTGCTCACATGCATCGACCACATACTCTTATGAGTGTAATGCGTCATGAAGGATGGCACGCTGCACAAGATTGTATGGCAGGAACAATTGATAATAACTTTATTGCTATTATTCACAATCAAGAAGATGTTCCTAAGATGTATCAGGCAATTGCAAAGGATACTTATAAGTCTCAACCAAAGGCAATCCCCTGGGAAAAAGAAGCATACTGGGCAGGACATACTGAGGGTATGACAGCAGCAGCACTTGAGTCTTGTGCCGCAGGGACTATGTGGACTGACTATGAACCTACACCTATGACTCGTGAATGGTTGGTAGAAAATAATTATATTAAATAATGCCAAGGAAAAAGAAGGAAGAATTTAAGTATACTAATTCTAAAGATAGTAAACTATTTCCACATAAAATATTTCCATGGAGACTTGAGGATAAAAAAGAAAATAAACTTTGTTGGTTTGAGTGTCAAGAACATGTCATGAAATATGTTGAAAGATATAAACTATCTAAAACAGAGTATAAATGCCAATTCAATACATCTAAATAACTGAGACTTGCTACTCTACTATGGCAGATACAAAATCCAAAGTAGAGAAGGAAGACCACGATGAAGATAAAAGTGAAGTTCTTGGTAATCTGGTGAAAGTCGTAGTACTTATTTGGTCTGCATCCCTTCTCACATTTAGTTACGTTAGACTTCCCAACGGACAAAAGATTTTAGATTTTGATCCCACATTCATAGCCTCGGTCTTTTCTGGATCGTTAGCTGCCTTCGGACTGTCTCCTGCTAAAGCAGGTGGAAATGGTAACAGTAAAACAGTCAAGAAGAAAGAAGAAGAACCACCTGTAAGGTCTGCTATTGAACCAAATTCATAATCTAATTTGAATGGAACTGTTTCTTCGCCCCCTAGAAAATCCTAATGACCCAGTATGGAGTGTGATTATTTCGATAATCATACTCCTTTTTGGTGTTGGTTATTATATTCGCTATATAATGCGTATGGCTTTTGATGAATTGGAAAATGGCAGATCAAATCAACCAGAAGGATGCGAATCAAGATCAGGAGATATTTCTCCTGAAGCATAGAATTGAAGACGCTGAGAAAGTATCAGAAGAACTTCGCGATCGTGTTCGTAAACTAGAACGTTGGGTTTGGGGTGCTGGTGCTATTATTACTGCTGCCATTACATTAATAGGTTTTATTGCTGCAGTAGATGCAAAGGAGGTAGAGAATGGGCGCTATGGTTCCCCCCAATCGGAAGAGTTGTTACAACTTCCGCGTAGTTGAAATTAATAGAGTTCTTGATGGTGATACAATTGACGTTACTATTGATCTAGGATTTGATCTTTATAAGAAAGAAAGAGTTAGAGTTGCTGGTGTGGACACACCAGAAAAGAGAACGAGAGACCTTGAAGAAAAGGAGCTAGGTATCGATGCGACGAATTGGCTCAAAGAAAAGTTGGATGGTGCCATTGCTGGGGATGATGATCTTGTTATCCGTACTGAGTTGGTTGGTGGTGTGGGCAAGTATGGTAGACTCCTTGGGTGGCTTTACATTGGAGGAGATGCAGAGTCTTCTTTGAATGAACAGATGATTGATGAGGGATATGCATGGGCATATGATGGTGGAACAAAACAAAAAGACTTTAAAGAGTTAAGAGAAATTCGTCGTGCTCATGGCACTTTAGTAGAATGAATTTAAAACAAAAACATAAAATGTTAATTTGGAAATTTCAACAGAAATTTGATGTCTCCGATTACGGTGTCATGTGGATAGCATTTTTTAAAGGACTTCTTATTGGTGCCATTTTATTATAATGCCAATTCCTGATATTCGATTTAATAATATTAGAATAAATGATGTTGTGATTCCCGATGTGCCAAAGTGGATGTCATCAGATCCACCTATGGCATTACCTGTCCTACCTCCAGTTACTACGGAGGTAGGTACTCCTATTGTTAATATTCCTGGATGTGTCCAAGCACATAAAGATAATCAAAAAAACGTAAATTTAAAAGAAGCAGATGATAAGGGTGTAATGACCCTGTGTGATGCGGGTACACCGTACTACACTCCTATTGATTATGATGCTAATAAGATTGTATTAGAACAAGAACCACCAAAACCACCTGCATACAAACCACCACCAAAACCAGAACCACCAGAGACAAAAACTCCATCAGTTCCAAAACAAACAACTCCAGAAAGACCAGAGTGTCCTACTAGAGCACAGCAGTTAAAAGATCCTGTTGGTAAGATTGTAGAAGGAAATAAAAAGATAGTTGCATATGAAACAGTCGGGAAAGAATGTCTCCCAGTATTTGAGACACTTTCTATTCCCGACCAGATTGTTCAGAATATACCGTCAGCAGGTATGGTAACTACTACTGCATCAATCGCCGTGGTGGCAACTTCCTCGGCACTGCTTGCAAAACCTCTTGCTGATCTTTTGTTAAAAGTGGTGAAACCTGTGGTAAAGAAGGTGATGAAGAAGATTGCGACCTTACGGGGTAAGAAGATCCCGCCGCAGTCGGTATCTGAGAAGATTGCTGAGCAGCGCCAAAGGAATCACGCTGTGAAGGCTCTGAGGTCGGTTCGACCTTTGAAGAAGTAGATGGAATAGTATGTCGATGCTGCATAACACTATTCACATTGTTAACAACGACATCAGCACAAACTTTCGCATAAGGACTCTTGGGATGAAAACGAATTCCTTTTTGCAATAATTCTCCGCAATTTTTAAGACGTGCCAACTCAAAATCTAATCTTTTATTAGCAAGTAGTTGACTTTGTAAAGCAATTTGAGTTTCTGCTGCTTGTTTACAACGTGCCTGCAATCCACCGTCAAGAGGCAGAGAGAGTGTTGCAGAGAGACCAATACTAGTGCTGTAGTTTCTTGTCATACCAGTTCTAACTGGTTTTTGCCAGAGTTGTGATCCTGGATTATCGGGAACTCCATCCCCTTGCATTTCCATGACAGTGATAGTCATATCTTGACCATCTTCATATGCTCTTACTTCTTCACCATCTGCATTGGTGTATGTTCTGTTGTCATACCAAGATTCCCAAGGCCAATTTTTCACATTCTTTTGAACTTCTACCATACGACCTTCAAAATCTCTTGCATCATATTGAGGTTCCATGTAATGAGTTTCAAATGGATCCTTATCATTCCTTGCATGAGTAATGTATGGTGTGAAGTTTGCAGTTGGACCTTGACAACTGATTCCTCCCCCATAAGTGTTAGTAATATATGGACCTTGTAAAACCTGGATTGCCTGGTTGGTCACCGAGCCTGAGCTATTTGCGATTGGATTTGCAGTCGCAGAAACACCTCCCACATCAGCAGCACTGACGGGAGATGCAATTAACAATCCGATTACTGGGTAAAGATACTTGTAGTATCTGTTACGCTGGTAACCTCTGTTGTTCTTTGAATCACAGTCTGGTTTGTTATACCCGGACCCTGATAAGTTGTTGTAAACTGAAATGCTGCTCCAGGATTTGTAATCGTGAAGTTGGAGTTGGAGAAGTTTAGTCCAGATGAAGAACTTGTTACTTGTCCTTCGATTCCTCCTAAAGGAGTCACAGTCACGTTGTTGGTTGTTGTTGGTGGCAAAAGTGCTGCCCCATTGTTGGACACATTTGTCCCCGAAACTGAATATTGCCATCCTGTTGCATAGTCTATAGAGTTAATCGTCTCAGTTTGCTTAGAAGTCGTTTCAGTGTGGCTGGTCATCGAGCCCTGTGTGAAGTTCGGGACCACCGGGACTGCTCCAGCAGATTGAACCAGTCCGTGAATAACTCCAAGAATCAATCCGAGACCGATTGCTTCTTGTAGTCTAGTCATTAGTCTATTACCGTAATTTCTGAGACAAATTGTCCAACAGCACTTGTTCCAGCTCCACCAGCTGTCAGAGTAATTGCACCCCCTGTAGATACAGTACCTGCTAGATCTCCAGCTGATCCAGATGCATAGGAAGTCTGACTAGAGAAGTTGCCAACAGCACCTACGGAAGCAGCTGAAGTTGGAACAGCATCACCTTGAACATATGAAGCACTAAAAGAGAATGCTTCTCCAGCAGTCTTTTGTGTTGCAGAAATTGTTCCAGGAGCATATATGCCACTAGACAAAGTTCCTGCAGAAATGGTTCCTGCTGTGGTTCCATCAGTAGTATTTACGTTTGATCCAGATACACTGTATTGGGAACCCAGTCTAGTCGCAGTGGTTCTTGCAGTATCTACAGTTAATTGAACACTTGAACTCATTTTGTGAACCAGACCTCCAGATAATGCTGGAGATGTAGTCATCAATAACATACCAAAAGCTAGCAATGCTCTTTTCATTAATTTATTGTTACTAACGTTAAAAGTATTTAGATTGTAATACAATTAATTGAGCTACTAATGTATCATGAAGAACAACAAACCTAGTCTAGACACTTTTTTAAGTGGTGTCAAGTCTTGACCCAGTATAAAATGTCACTTATATTACCTGGGTCTTCGGGGTTCACCATTGACTTCAAATGGGATTTCCCCAAATGAGGACTTGACGAGTGGTGAGAACCGTAGTACTATAAATAAGTCAACGGCTCAAGAACGTTAAGTTCTGTAAAGTTGTAACACACGCCTTACCGAGACTAAACAGCGTGTCTAAAAAACAGTCTCTCATATCCTGTCTAAGGGTGACAGGAAATAGTAACTCCACCATTTCCCTGATGGTCTTACTTTTCGTATAAAACAATGGCTTCAACTCTTTCAAGGCA